AAGGGTCCATGTTGAGCATGAACCCTTTTTACACGAGCCACCGGATCGGTCAACTGATCCTTAAACGATCGGCATTACCCATAACGGGAGCCTTTTTTATTTTACAAGCTAATAAAGTTTTGCTATTTATTCACGTGGCAAATACTACCCTTCTGAAGTTAGATTATTTTTTCTAATATTAAAATTACAGCGGGAAGTTTTATTTGAAGAATACGGTTTATAAGTTGAACTAAAAGTTAGTTACAGATAGGTTGAGTTTTGGGAGATGTTTTACATATAGAATATTTATATTGAAGTACATACCATTATTCAGGGTGTTAATATGAAACGCAGTCAGTTTAAATCAGCACGGCCTACCTCTCTTTCTCTTACCATTCCTTCTGCTGCTCCACCTCCTCCGGTGAGAGAGGGTTACTTACCTCCCAAGCTTCATAAGGCTGTTAGTGCTAACCTTATTCCGGGGTGCCCTCCGGAAGCGGCCAGCCTTCATCAGCATCTGCATACTGCACAAGACCATATTGTTAAGGGCTGGCAACCTGATATAGAAGTCACTCTGGGAGACCGGGCAATAATTCAAACATTAATAAACAGTGAGAATATCCGACAACCGGGATTGCAATTAACTTATTATTCGTCACTTACCGCTTTCGCCGATTGGCTTATAGGGAATAAAAGTATATGCCATCAGCACGTTCGCGCTATTGTCGCTACAGCTGAAAACAGGCACCACCACTATTATATCGATTGTTATTTCACAGCGCCTGGGCAACCCAGTTCTCTTATTTTTCTTGAAAGTGCGACGGTTATGCACCCGATGCCACAAACAGTACTTAGCCAGTTTCAGCAACGATTGGACTCAGGAGGTATGAGGAATTTAAGAATTGCGGTCATTGATACCTGCGTGCAGTCGAGTCCTGCGGATTGCGTGATATTTTGTTTATCATTTGCGCTGAAAAGTCTTAAGCAAAAGGCCGTTTTTATTAGCATGCATCAGCAGCACTGCACGACATATTCTTTACGCCCTCATTATGAGCCTATCCCTTCATTTGATTTTGATATCTTTCCCATTTATCCCTGCGCTTTGTTACCCCCGGATTTCTTACGGCACACGCATTCCCGGAGACTTTACCAAAGTATCTTTGAACAATTGCCCCCCGATGAGCGTCAGGATGCTGCTAACCGTCTTCAGTCACTGTATCAGGAACGCGATACAGCAGAGGGTAGGAGACAATATTTAGTGTCGATCGAACATAAACGGCTACAGCTTCTGCGTCGGGCATTGATACAGATGGGGGCGATCGCAAATATGTAAAGCTGCAAGAGAGGGTTTATCTACTCGTCGCCGCAAAGCTTTACAGTTTGTCGATGCCGATAAACTCTATCCATGCATCAACTGCGGGATAATCTCTTTGCCGCGTCGCAAGAGGCAAGCTGGATGCGTTGAGTGCAGGTGCATAAATCGTCCACAAAGAACTTCTGGCTAAATAACGTCGGCAAAAAGCGTACTATGCCTGCATATAACTCATTGATTTATAGTGATCTCGTTGTAAGTGCAGGAAAAATAAATGGTAAAAAAGGCACATTTTTGTGCCTTTGAAAACGATATTAACTACATGAATTAAATGGATTTATTCATTTCAGTGTCCACGCATTGACCACATCGACAACTAGCCCCGTTTATTCGGGGCTTTTTCTTTAGTGCATCTGTAGAGATTGCTGCTGATGCTTGTCGGGATGCAACTGCACGGCGTGAACAGTTCCTGGCTCAACAATGATGTCGGCAATGGACTCATGAGTTTTGAACGTGCAACTGCAATTGATATTCTGACACTGGTGATAACGTTCTTTGGTATTGAGGCTCAGGTAACGACTTGAACGGGCGTGGGCGGCGTGCTGGCATTTCGGGCAGTGCATCATAATAATCACCATGTAATCATTTTAATCATATGCAATCATTATATGTTATTCGCTAAAACATACATCTGACATTACAGTGATTTACACACTCCTCTTATTCAGCACCGCCGCTTTCCGTCGCCTCATAACTCACATCCGACAACAATACCTCCAGATTCAACGTCGTCACAAATCCACTGCCGCCCAGGCTGTGCGTCACCTTGCTGATTATCCAGGGCTGCGCGTCGATCACGGATTTAAATCCGGACACGGCAACCGGCGTTTCAGGGAATAAATCAGCCCGCCCGCGTGCCAGGGAGATCGTGAACTCGGCGACACCGCGCTGGAGTTTGTCCCACTTCGCCTGGGCTGCCCGCATGGCGGCCTTTTGCGTGGCGTAAATGGTCGTGAGCGCAAACACGTTTTCATCACTGCCCGCCAGATACTCCCCTTCCTTTGCCTCCGGCGTTTTCTGCACCTTTGCGCTGACCTTCTTTGCCTTCGGGTGTTGCAGGGCGCGCAGGTACTGCACTTTCGGTTTGCGCTGTACCTTCACTTTTTTCGGCTTAGGGTCTTTGGTATGCAGCCAGCTTGCCGACACGCCGGTATAAGCCCCACGGTCAGCAATATTGAACGTATGTCCGTCGCCATCTCTGCGGATAATCGTCATCTGCGGGATGGGCTTCCCGCTCGCCGTCTTTGCCGCCCCGGGCTTGATAAACAGCAGGCTGCCCGCTTTGATGGCGACCACCGCGCCGTTCAGCTCCGCCAGACGCGTGATGAACTTCGCGTCCGATTCCTGGGTCTGGTCGATGTGCGACACCGGCACGCCCCTGAAAGGTTCCGCAATCGCGGGTTTGAGTTTGTTGCGCGCCGCCACGGCAGACACCACCGCTTCCAGCGTCGTGTCGTGATAGGAGATGTCGCGGCGGGAATTCAGGCTGCCGCGATAGTCCGCGCTGCGGGCGCGAATGGTCAGCGTGTCCGGCGTGCCGCGATGCTCCACCTCATCCACGGTAAAGTCGCCTTTGTTCGTCAGTGCCTGACCTTTCCAGCCGAGCGCGATATTCATCACCGCGCCGCGTGGCGGCATGTCCAGCAGGCCGTCGGTGTCGCTCAACTCAATGTCGAGCTGGTCAGCCTCAAAGCCACGGTTATCGGTGAGCGTTAGCGAGATCAACCGGTTGCTGACGTCCTGTGTGATGTCTTTGCCGCCGACGGTCACCGTGAAGTCCGGCGCAAACAGCGCACCGGCGCCGATGGTCATATCGGTAATCACAGCAGACCTCCCAGCTGTCCGGTTAACCCACCGGCCTGATTGAGCAGCCCGTCGGCCTGGGCTTTCATGTCGCCAAACATGGCCGCCAGGGATTCATCCACGCGGGTCAGCGTCAGCGTGAATTCAATCCGGCGGGCGGCACCGTTGGAAAAATGCTCCGTGTGGGTTTCGCTGACGCTGTTCACCACGAACATCCCGTAAATGGTGCCGCTGCCCTCCAGCAGAGGCCACGCCTTGCCCTCGTCAGCCATCAGGTTCAGTGCCATCAGAGATAATTTTCCGCCGGTGATTTCCGGCATCAGCACGCCGGACAGGGTAATTTTCTCCTCGTTAACACCGAGGAACTGCGGCAGCGGACGCAGGCCGACGCGGTTGTTTGCAGGCCAGCGGTAATCGACGTCGCGCTGCAAGCTTTGATAAGGGACGGTCTGCAACTGAAAAACAAACAGTCCGAGCGTTAACATCATGCGGCTCTCTCCTTAATCGTTGTCCATGCGGGAACGTTGCTGCGCGGCGCGGGCGCGGTCACGGGCTTCCAGCTCGGCGCGGATCTGGCGGCTGGTATCCTGGACGCCTAAACCGGCACCGGCACCGGCGGCAATGGTGTAATGGTGCGTGCTGCGGTCGATATAGCTGCGCCCGCCGCCGACGGCTACCGGCGTGTAACCGCCGCCCGGCAGGCCGCCAGTCGGTGGCGGGGTGACAGGCGCGGGGTTATCCAGCGGATGTTCTGCCGGATCCGTATCGCCGTTTTGCCTGGAACGCCGGTCAGCTTTGTCCGCCGTTTTATCAATGTCTGCGGATTCATCCTTGATTATGCCGAGCTTCTCCAGCAGCCAGTCAACGCCCGAACGCAGTTTATTAAACGCCTGTAACGGCGCGGTCAGCGCGTTGGCGATGGCCTGCCCGAACATCACGCCGGTGTCCTTGCAGTTGTTCAGCGTTTCCTGCGTGGATTTCACCGGTTCGATCAGGTCTTTGAACCACTGCCAGACCATTTTTAGTTTGTCGCCCAGCCAGTCAAACACCGGCTTGAGCGGCGCAAACAGCTCTTTCACCGGCGCGAACGCAATGCCCAGCCCTTCAATCACCCCCGCAAAGAAGGCGCCGATCGGCTCCCAGTATTTACGGATAAGCAGCGCACCGGCGACGATGGCCGCCGCGACGGCTACAACAGGCCAGGTGAGTCCGCCAATCGCGGTGATAATGGCGCTGCCCACGGTGCCGAGGATGCTCCAGAGCATACCGGCGGCGGCTACAATCAGATTGATACCACCAATAACCGGACCTGCCACCAGGCCAAACACGCCGAGCGCGCCGATAATCAGCAGCGCACCGCCCGCCACCTTGCCGAGCGTCTCCGCCAGGGCTTTATTGTTCACAATCCACTTATCGAGTTTCAGCACGTAGCCGGTGGCGGTCTGCACCAGTTTGCGCAGTGACGAATCCTGTTGGTCGAACAGGTCAGTGCCGACGGCCTCATAGGCTGACTGAAATTCCTTAAAGTCGCCGCCGAGGTTGTCCTGCATGGTTTTCACCAGCTCCTCAGTTTTCCCGTCCGAGGTTTTCAGCGCTTTGGTGAGTTCATCCAGTTTGCCGGAGGAGGCACCCGTCATCAGCACCGCCGCCGCCGAGCTGGCTTCCTCACCAAAGATGGCTTTCATGTACTGCGCACGCTGAGACGTGCCGAGCTTGTTTTTCTCAAAGCTCTTTTGCATTTCCTTCAGGAGGGTAAACAGCGGGCGCATGTTGCCTTTGCTGTCCGCCGTTTTTACCTTGAGTTCACCCAGCGCCGCCGCTGCGGTGCCCGTCGGTGCCTGCAGGCGGGTAATGACCGCACGGGCACCGGTACCCGCCATCGAGCCGGTGATTTTGGCATCAGCCAGGGCGGCGGCCATCGCGGCCGTTTCTTCGACGCTGATACCGGCCTGCTTCGCCACCGGCGCGGCGTAGGTCATGGTGTCAGACAGCCCTTCAAAGGTGGCGGCAGACTTATTCATGGCGGTAGAAAGCACGTCGCCGATGTGCGCCACGGTGTCATTGGTCATGCCAAACGCGGACTTCACGCCCATCAGCAGGGTGGCGTTTTCCTCCATGGTGCGTTTGTTTGCCAGGGACAAATTCAGGATGGTCGGCGTCGCGGCCAGAATGCCGTCCTTGTCCGCACCCGATTTGGCGACGATGATTTGCGCGGCGGCGGCATCGTCGGCAGACGCGGCGGTGTTGTCGCCTAGCTGCCGCGCCTGGGTGCGCAGCGCGGTCATATCAGCAGAGTCTTTTTCCAGCCCTAACGTTGCCTGCAATTCAGAGTTTTTCTGCGCAAAGTTAAATCCGGGCATAAGCAGCCCGACACCCGCCGCCGTGCCCGCCGTCGCAATCCCGACGCCCGCAGCCCCCGCACCCGTCACGCTACCGGCGAACTGTTTGCCCGCCTGATACCGGCCTTTCACGGCGTTGAGTTTGGCCTGCTGCGCGCTGACGCGGGTGAGAGATTCACGCTGCCGGTTGAGCTGCGCGGTGGTTTCGCTGATGGAGGTTTTCAGGCGGCGCTCGGAGTCAGACAGCGTGCGCGTGCTGATGCCCGCCTGGCTGAGTTCCGTGCGCTGACGCTGCACCGACTGCCGCAGCCCGTTGAACTGGGTCTGCAACTGCGCGGCGGTGCGCTTCGCGGACTCCATCGCCTGCGCCTGGGCGCGGGTCGGGCTGGCGGTGTTTCTGAACTGGATAGCCAGCGCCGCCGCTTCCGCCTTGGCGTCTTTGAGTTTCTGACCGGTGACGGCCAGCTGCGCGCTGGATTTGCGAAAACCGTCAATCTTTCCGGCCTGGGCGTTCAGGTCTTTGAGGGTGTTTTGTGAATTGCGGATATCGCCGGACAGCGCCTTACTGGCGTTTTGCACCGCTTTAAACGGGCGGGTCGCCTGGTCTACCGCCTTTAACAGCACCTCTAATTTTAAATTACTCACTGTCGGTGGCTCCGCTGCGCTGCATGGCCTTATGACGCCACACCAGCAGCTCGGTCAGCGTCATCGGGTTCAGTTCTGACGGCGGCCAGTGAAAAATCACCGCCACGTCCGCCATCAGGTCATCAACGGTCAGTGCCGCAGGAAGTTTTACTGTTCCGATTTCGGCGATAAAAAACCAATCACCTTGCCCGCCATGGCAATCAGGTCGGGCAGGTGCAGGCTTTTGCAGTCCTGGGCGGTCAGGTTCGGGACGGTTATGCGCGGCAGGATCACGGTCAGCGCGTCAACGTCGGCATTCGCCAGCGCCGCCAGGCCAATCCCGCGCAGGTGTCCGGCGTTCGGTTTGATGATTTCAATCTGCGTGATCGGGGTGTCGCCACGCTTGATCGGTTCTTCCAGGATAACGATGTTTTCATTGTGTTCTGACATAGCGGTGTCTCTTATTCAAAAGGTGAGGTTTCGCGCCGG